TTTTGATATGATTTTTGTTTTATTTTAATTTTATCTTAAATATTATTTTTAATTAAATAACTATTGTTTAAAAATATAATAATATGATCATATAATAATTATTATTAAAAATGAATTATCAATTATAAATAATGATGATCATTAATATTATTTAAAACATATGTATATTAAATAATAAATTTAATATTAATAGACATATTTGATGATATTTTATTAATGTTATTTCTTAAAAGTTTATCAACTTATAATAATTCTTATTTTAATTATTTCATATATTAAATTAATGATTATTATCTATAATTATTATTTTAAATATATTTAATAATATCATTGATGTAATCCACATTATTTTATTTATTATCTTATAAATATTATTATTTATTGATTTAAAATTTATCACAAAATTTATCAATAAAATTTTATATTTATTATTTATTATTTAAAATCAATTATTACATTGTATATTATGATTATATATTATCTTCTTATATAAGATTTATTATATATGATATTATATAAATTATAAATTCAATTTTTTACTAAGTAATTCTTAAACAAATTGCTATAAAGTAAAAAATTGCTCATTATTATATCTTATAATAAATCATATTTATAATAGATATATAAAATGGATTTAACAAATTATGATTATTTATTTGATCTAATAAATACTGATAAATATAGATTTATATATGATAAAACAATAAATGATAAATTATAACATTGGTAATAACATATATAATATTTCATTTTTATCTAATATACCACCTTTCTGTTTTTTATTAACTTTAATATTATCATTATATTCTTTTATTTTCATATCACAATCTTTTATTGATTTTTTTATTATATCTAAATCTACTTGATATATTTCTTTATATTTTCTATATTGAGCTTTTTTCATATATGATTTTATACATGATTCTACTTGATCTATATCTTCTGTTTCATATTGGAATAATATTTCAATATCATTTGCTGTTGGTGAATTATGTTTAGGAAATCTTGTTTTTGAACTAATAGTCTTACCTATTTTATATAATGTTAAATCTGTATTTAATGCTCTAAACACATATATAATTTTTTTATTAGTGTTAATTTTAGGTTTTTGATTATTTTCTAATTGTTTAATTTTTTTCTCCATACCATCAATAATATAATTTTTATATTTATATAATGCGACTTCTAAATCTAAAAAATATTGTTGGACTTCAGGGCCCTTTTTAGATTTGGTTGATAAACATATCTTCTTAGCTGCTTCAGGTGTTAAAGTAATGACTTCTAAATTATGACCACCACTACCTTCTGATTTTTTAACTTTTTTTATAGTATAATCAACATTTAATGTATAACTTCTTTTTATAGTATCATTGAATTTTCTTCTACTATTAATTTTTAACCATTTTTTTAATACTTCACTATCAATCAAAAATTCATTATATCTTTCAATATAATCTTCTTTAATAATAGCATAAAAATCTTCAACAAATTTTGAATTAACAAAACTATATTTATTTAAAAATGTTTTAAAATCCATTCTATACTATATATTTAGATAATATTTTTTTGCTTGATATATAGGGGTCAAACAAATTTTTATAATATATAATCTCATAGATAATATATAAACTAATTATAAATTAATTTAAATTATCAATCTATAATAAAATAAATAATCTAAATTATATAAATCAATTATTAAAATATAATAATAACAATAATAATATAATTAAATTAAATATTTTAATCAATATATAAATACATCTAATAAATGTCATACTTATATAAATATTATTTTATCATAATGTTTATCTTGTGATTATATTAAAAAAATTGCTCATTATTATATCTTATAATAAATCATATTTATAATTGATATATAAAATGGATTTAACAAATTATGATTATTTATTTGATCTAATAAATACTAATAAATATAGATTTATATATGATAAAACAATAAATGATATCTATTTAGAAAATGATATTTATTATATTAGATTATCATATGATTATGATATTGACAAATTATTAATTTTAATGAAAAATAGTGATGTTTTATATAATATTAAATATTTATATGACAAATATAGAGTTATTGGATTTAATGATGATATTATTCATAAAATATTAAAATATATTAATTTTAATTTACAGAAAGAAAATATAATTTATGATGATATTATTGATTATATTGAAGATAAATCAATTTATAAAACATATATTGGTTGGAATATTAAATATCAATGTTTATATGATGAAATATTAAATAAATATAATATTAAATATAGATATTTATTAGATAATATGTCTAATGAAAATTTTTATAATAAAGTTAAATTATTTGATTTAGATGAATATATTGAGACATATATTATTGATCAATTTCATATATGTTTTTATCATGAAAAAATAGATTATATAATGGTTATATTTAAAATAATATATAATAATGATAAATATGATGATAAATATTATGAATTTTTAAATTTATTATTTAATAGTAATTCTAAAATAGATATAATATCATATATAATAATAAACAAATATTATAAATCAAGAGATATAAATAGATTTATTGATTATTATAAAAATAAAATGAAAATAACAATAAATAATATATTTATGAGAAAAGAATATGCCGTAGGTACAGATTTATCTTTGAATAAAGATAAATCTCTAGCGCAAAGCGGTACCTTTGGTGATAATTATGAATTTAGTGAATTTATATTTAATAATATATTAAATATAGATGAAATAATAAATAATAAAGAGATAATACAATTATTAATAAATAAGAAATCTTATATAACAAGTTATATATTAAATCATATAATAAAAAATAATTTATGTGATATATCAGATAATGAAATTAATAAAGATCTATTAAATTTATCATTAAATCATTATATAGATAAATATGAAATAAATGAATTATTTATCTCATATATATTAGTATTAGATGAATATATATCTTATGAATTATGTATTAAAATAATTAAACAAATAAATATAATAAAAAATTTATGTAATAATGATGAATATAATAAAATAAATGAAATTATGATAAATAAGATGAATAATTATAATGAAATATTAGATAAAGATTATAGATATATTATAAAATATTTAGATAGATTTAATAAAGAAAGAATAGATAATGAAATATATGATGAATATTTAAAAGAGATAGATATGATGGATGAGATGACAGAAAATATATTAGGTAGAGATTTAATTAAAATAATTCATGGATATTATAAATAAATAAAATAATTCTTCATATATAACTTTTTTCAATCATCTTCATCTAATATTTCTTATAATTCAACTTCTTTCTTTTATTCATTTAATTATAATATCTTTTCTAATAATAATTTTTCTGATATTAATCTTACTTATACATCTTTATTATCTCTTTTGATTTTTCTTGTATTTATTTTATATAATTTATTGTTTCTAAATATATATAAATATCATTAATTAGCCATCTATTGTTTCTAAAAATATATAAATATCATTAATTAGCCATTTATTGTTATAAGCAAATGAAATTCTAGTAGAACCTCCTGTTATATAACCACTTTTTTGTATATAATATACTCCATTATTTTCGAGAAATATTTCTAATTCTTTTATTATTTTTAATGTATCATCATTTAATAAAGTTGTAAATTTACTAAATTTTATTATATCATTTATACAACTTTTTAATTCTCCTGCAGAACTCGCAAAAGTTCTTTCCCATTTTTCATACTTAGATAATTTTTTTTGTTTTTGATTATATAATGTTATATTACAATCTTCTATTCCTGTATTATTCATTTTTAATGGAATTAAAATATTATGTTTTACAAAATCTGAATATGTTGTATTTGAAATTTTTTCAATTAAAACACCTAATATTACATAACCTATATTTGAATAAAAATATTTTCCATTCATATTAGTATCAATTAATTTATTATTATTCCATTTATTATATATTTGAGTAGCTGTATTATATTTTATTTTTGAACTACCATAAATAGCATTATCCCAATTATTTTTTAAACCACTTGTATGATTTATTATATCAATTATTTTAAGATTTTTAATTTCATTATTATTAATATATTTTCCGATATTATCATAAATATTGATTTTATTATTTTTATGCAATATTAATAATGATAATATCGTAAATAATTTTGTAATAGAACCAATCGGAAATTCTGATAAACCACCAAGTTTATCATTATCCATACTATTCAAATAATATATTTTTTTTTTAACATATTCAACCATTTTTATTTTTTTAATAAAAGTTTTTTTATTTTTACCACCACCTATTTGATTATTTATATCTATATTTTTTAATTTTAAATATTTTGTCTTATATTTTATATATTTATTTTTATAATTTATTTTATTATTTAATTCATTTTTATAACTACCTATTTGATTATTTATATCTATATTTTTTAATTGTAAATATTTTGTCTTATATTTTATATATTTATTTTTATAATTCATATTTATAATAATTTATTTTATTATAAATATGAATTATAAAAATAAATTTTATTATAATTATTATCTAATTAAATATAAAATAAATAATTTCTTTTCATTCTTATTTTTTCTTTATTATTCTCTTCTTTTATGGCTATTATTATATTTATTATTATATTATCATTTCATCATCCTCTATTATATCTTCCTCATTAAATTCTACTTTTTTCTTATCATCATTTAATTCATTTATTTTTTAGATCAATTATTATTCTGTTAATACTCTTACTAATTTATCTTAACCATTTAATTATACTTTCTTTGTTTTGATCTTAAAATCATTATAATCAAACATACATACTTCTTTTAATTATACTTTCAAATAATTCCCAAAAGCTATTGGATTTGGATTATATATTGTCATAACAATAGTAGCATCTTTACAATTAGCCTTATATTAATCTATCTAAAATTATACTTTACGTTATTAACATCTAATCATATGATAAGGATATATATATCCTAATTCGCCTTTCTTAGCATTAGATTTTAATAATAAAAATTAATTTTAAAGATCTTCAATAGATGGTTTTATTATACGGTCTTCAGTTGCAATATCTAATTTATTAGAAATAATTTATACTTTATGTTTAGTGTCTAATAATTCACTATGAGTATCTTTTAATGTACTATGTGTTTCTTATAAGATATTTTTTGTATCTTTTAATTCACTATGTGTATCTTTTGATTATTTTAATAATTATTATATTTCTAATGATTATTAGTCTAATTTTAACATTTATTAATCTACTTTTTATAATAATTATGATTCAATTTATTTTAATCTAATGATTTCTTATTCTTTTTATTATTATTAGTATTCATTATAAAAATCTATAATTTATTCTAAAAATAGATAATAATCTGTAAATATTGATGTTTTTGATGATCTCATTAATATCTTTTTAAAACACCATGGTGTGATATAATATTCTATTTTTTATCTTCCACCACCTTACTATCTAACCATTCCCGAAACGTTTCGGGATTGGTAATCTATACCTTCTTTTAAATCATTTGCTTATAATTTTTTCTAAAAATCATTTGAATCTTTAAATATTAATATACCTAGATCACTTAATACTTTATAATGAATACAGAAATCTTATATTCTACCTAATTTAAAAAATTATTCCATAAAATCTATTTTCATTTTATAAAATTTATCATTTAATATATGAGCATATTCCACTATTGATATATTCTTATTTTATTATATCATTTCATTATTTAATTATTATATCTATTATATGAAATTATTATTATTTAATTAATTTTATTAAATAATTTATTAGTTGAATAATTCAAGTTATTGATTTGATTCCATTATTATATTGTTTATTATAATTTATTATTATATTTCGTAAGATCTTATTATTTTAAATTTCAATTTTTTTAATACAACCTAAATTATATCATTAAATAGTTATTATTTAACTATTAATTAAGATTTAATTATTTTATTTTATATATTAACTACATATCTAATAAATTTTCATTTTCAAATATCTTCATTTTATGACCTATCATATATGGTTTAGTATATTTAATTCCTTTATAACTTGTATCAGCATTTTTATAATAATTTTGTAAAAATACATTTGTTTTAAATTTATCATTAAAATAACTATAATTATATTTTCTTTTATCTTCTTTTGATAACATATTATAATATTTTGATGATTTAAATTCTTCATATAATGATTTTATAAATATAACTGTTTCATTATTACAATCTTTATCACATAATTCATAAAACCAATTATATAAATCATCTGAATTCATCAAATATTTTCTTGATGATAATAAACAACATTCTGGTGTTTTTATCATTTTATAATTATTTTCTTTAAACATAATATAATAATTTCTTAATATTTCAAATAAAGCTTGTTTATAATCTTGTTGAAATTCTTTTGTTTTATAATATGTATCTCCTATATATAAATTTGTTTTATCATCTATTTCATCATATCTTTCTTTATCTGTAAATTTACTTATAAAATCTACTATATGAATTCTTCTAATTAACCCTTCTATTATTTCATCTAAAGCTGGTAGATCATTACATTCAACTATCATGGTTAATAATAATGATACTTCACAATTATTTGAAAATAATTTACGCGCATTTAAACTACTATCACCTGTTAATTCTTTTAATGTTGTTGAACAAAATCTTCTATTATTATTAGGCTCTTGAGCTAATACAAATCTTTTATTATGTATATTTGCTAATTGTGGATTACCACCTTCTTGTATTTCATTTAATAATAAATTTGATGTAATTTTATAACCATATGAACCTATAGTAGTCATCATTAAACTATTTAATAATGATTTACCATTACCACCATAACCTTTTGCTATATATAAAGCTTCAATTTGTCTACCACATAATCCAGTTGATAATATTGTTAAATAAAAATCTTTTACTTCTTTTTGTGGGAATATAGTATCTAATATTTTATTTAATTGTTCAACTTTACTTTTTGGATAATATGATTCATAATTATAATTACATGTGGTTTTAATATATTGTAATGGTTCTGGGACTACAAATTTATTTAGATTTAAATTAAATATTTTATTATTAAAAGCGAATAAATATGAATCATTATCAAATTTAATATTATTATTACATACTTTTTTACATATATCATTTACTAATTCTTTTCTAAAACCACTTTTCTTAATATTTTGTATTTGTTTTAAAAAATTACTATAAGTTTTATATTGTTCGAGAAGAGAAACTTCTAGTTTCTCTGGTTCGAAGCGAGAAGAATGATCATTGATCATTCTCCCCGGTTCATCATATATATTTTTATCTATTTTATTTATATTACTATTTAATTCACTAATTAATTTATTATAATTATATAACAAATTATTATATAATTTATCATCTATAAAATTATGTAATATAGTATAATGTTTATCATCTTCTAACCAATATACATCATTATAATAATATAATAAATTATCATTATATATAAATTTATCACCATACATCATTTTAAAATAATCAGATATATAACCTGTCAAAAATGGTTTTTTATATAAATCAAATATTATATTTTTATTTAATATTTTAGAATAACTTTCATCAAATTCTTTATTAACAAAAATTAAATTAAAACCTGTTTGATTTAAAACTATATTATGAAATTCATTACATATATCATCTAATGTTTTATTTTTAATATATTTTTTTAATAACATAATACCATCAGCAGCTAATATACATTCATTATTAACAATATATCTATTTTCAATACAATAATTAAATAATATTTCAAGAATTTGGACTTCTAATTCTTGTAAATAAAATGATGTTATAGACCCATATATATTATATAAACTTTTATTATTTTTTAATTTTTGTTCAGTTATTATTTTAACTAATAATGGATTATTGTCATATATTATTTTTGATATATTTTTAAATTCTTCAGTAAAATGATCTATAAAATCTAAGTTTTTAACATCTTTTAATTCATTATCTAAACACCAATAATAAAATTCTCCTCCATATAATAATCTAATAAATAGATTTTTAGATGTATCTTTTGAAACATTATATGTATTCATTACTAAATCAATATAATATTGACGATTTAATACATATTTTTCTAAATTTTTACATTCTATATTATTAAATTTACATATTTGATATAAAATATCTGGATGACAATTTTTTATATCAAAATCATAATATAAATTTTCACATATTGTATGTCTTATTTGTCTTCTTATTGAAAATAATGATAAACTAAATTCAGGATTACATCTACCAAATGGATTATTTTTAACTCTATTTAATTTAACAACTGAATAACCATTATTATGATCATATAACTCTTTATAACGTAATAATTGTGTTTTTTCATTTTCATAAACAACATATGGATTATGAAATTCTTCTTTTAATAATGATGAATTAATTAATTTATCTAAAATATTCATACTATATACCTCATTTATAATAATATTATTTAATATATTATCTTTTTCAACTAATTCTAAAGAAAAATAATTATTTTGTAACATTTTTTATTTTAATATATACATATATTATATATTATATTTTGATAATTAACGCAAAATGAAATAAGTAATAAATCGTTTATTTATTCAATTAATTATAAAAAACTATATATTTTTAAAAATATAATAAAATAATAATTAGTATATTCGTTAAAATATTTAAAAATATATAATATATAAATATAAGATATATAGATATAAATAAATATGAATATGATTATTACTTCAAATAATGAATTAAATAATATATTAGATAATAATAATACTATTGGTGATAATATAGATGATAGTATTAATAAAAAAAAATTTCAAAGATTCAAATTTATAATATATAAAAAAGAACAAAAAGAAATATTAGATAAAGTATTCAATATATTAAGTATATGTGATAATAATAATATTTTTCAATCACATATAATTGATCATAATTCTAATATACAAAATAAAATATTAGAACT